AAATCTACATTGGCAGGGCCTAAACTCTTACGCAGGGCAGCTAATTCATCCGGCCAAATTGTCGATTGACCTGGATTACCGCCAAATAGCTCATATCCCTGTTTTAAGGCTTCATCGCGCTTTCTAATTTTAGAACTAGCTCTATTGGCCTCACGATAGCCTGGCACTTGATCTTCAAGGATATTGTTTAGCATGCCTCTAACATGCTTCAGCGCGCCTTGCTGCGTCGCTACGTCAGACGCCTGTATGCCTAGCCCTGGTAGGTTATGCTCAATCAGATTGTCTAACTCGCCCTTAATCTTATGCAGATTAACAGGGTTTGTTTTAGGTATTCTTTGCGGAGGCAATCCTGCTTTCAGACGCTCATTTGCCTCATTTGCCATTTGCTGCGCTTGGCGGCGCATCTCTGCACGACCACCTTGCGCCTCAGTTGATGACCTTAGCCATTCATCCTCTTGTGCGCCCGAAGGCGTCCAATTTTCCTCAATAGCCGCTTTTAAGTCATTCGGGGTGCTATGGATTACTGCTTCTTCTGGCGAACCGTAAAGATGATCAAAATAACCCGCTTCGGCCATTGCTTCTCTGACCTTGTCAGGATCAGAGCCTTTGCGATTAAGTAAACCGATCATTTCTTTGCCGACTTCACGGCTTTTCAAATCGCCGCCGACATCTTTAATGCCGCCCATTTTACGAGCGAACTCTCTTGCGCCATTTGACGCTGTGCCGCCATCTGGAGGCATGTAGTCATCGGCTTTCGCATATTCTACAGACGCATTAGCTCTTTCTGGGTTTTCCATCATAAGGCGTTCTTTTAGCGTTGCTAATGCGCGCTTTTCGCCGCCCTCTGCATACGGTAGAGCCTTATCTAAATGGTCGAGCAAAGCCTGCGTATTAACTTCCGGCAGTTCTGGATTGCCTGGTTCTAAACCAGCGCCAACACGATAGTTTTGATAATCGGCGCGCTTTAGCTCGTTTTTAATGTTTTTATCAAGAATACGCGGCGCTTCAGCAGGCCCATAATTAGCTTGCACATCACCTAACAGGCGATTGCTTGTGCCGTTATTACGTCGCGTTAGCATATTGGTTATTGTGTTGCGAGCTTCCGGCGAATTGCCAGCAACACCCATCCCCTTGCCTAAAAATGCAGGCGAAAAATCCATCAATGTCGCTTCATCGCCAAGGCGACCGGCAGCGTGTTCAACATCGCCAGGGGCCATTTGCTTAAGCGCTTTAATTAGCGAACGACCGGCAGGAGCGGAAATTCCATCATAATTGCGCAAACTATCAGCTATTGTCGAGCCAGCGGCGCCCAAAGCCTTGCCAAGTATTGGAATACCGCCACCCAAAACTGCGCCGGTTCCAGCGCCAGTAACAGCGCCGCCTACAGTTCTATGCACATCAGTCAGATCGGGGCTATCCGCAGCGCCCTGTAATGCGCCAGCAAGCGCGCCAGCTTTTGAGCCAGCGGCAACACGCGATAAGACAGGCCCAGACATAACGCCGCCGGTTAAGGCTTCCGGCATAAGAGGTAATGCAGCGACGTTACCGACGACATTGCCAACCGTGTTTAAAAAGGGGTGTTTTTCTCTATAGGCGTTTGTGCGCTCTTGCTGATTTTTTAGGTTTCCAGAATAATCCAGAAAATGCGAACCTTTATCTAATGGTAAAACGCTATTGGCAGCGGCGGCAATACGATCGGCAAGTCCAAATGTCATGCCATTAGCGACAGATCGAACAGCATTATCTAAAGAAAAATCGCCTTGATCTTCCGGCGCGTCTAGCTTGGCGGTAGACGCAACCTTGCTAGGCAGGCTTTTTGATATTTCTTCGACGGCGCTTTGTTGTTCAGCAGGCGATAGGCTTTTAAAGCTATCATCGACCGTAACTGTGTGATCGCCAATCTTGAGCTTTGCCATTATTCAATCGACCATTTTAAGCCGCTGCTTGTTACGCCGGCGCTAGGTTTTTCTGGCTTATCGCCATTACGCATCGCTCTATTTTCTTTAATAATTTCACGCGCTTGATTAGGCGATTTTTCAGCTAAATCTATTTCTTGCTGCATAACGTCTAAAATAGCGTTTAGCGCCTCCGGCCCCTGCGCTGAAGAAAGGCGCTTAAGCGTATCTGATACGACAGCCTCATGTGGCAATCCCTTTGGATTAACTGCCCTTGCGTAAGTATTTGCAATTGTCGCCATAGCCTGACCGAATTTAGCTAGACGGGGATCGCTATTCCCACCTTGCCAGGCTTGAATTGCTTGATTGACAGGAACAAAGTTTCCTCTTGGCAAAGCAGCGTTTGCGCCACGGCCAATTAATAATGCGTTAGAGGCTTCAGTTCCCGCCGTCATCGCATTGGCTTCTTGCGTTCCGAGCGTTCTTTCGCCTGCTTGCTGCCCCATGTATTCAGCAGCGGCGTCCATTGCCTTACGCGGGTCTATATTATGAGCCAAAGCGTAATTAACAGCTTCGTTTCGTAATGCTGTTACGTTTTCAGCGCCTTGAGCGCCACGCCCTAAATTAGCTAAAACAGATTTGTCGCCTCTTGCTAATTGCTGGCCACCAAATTTAATAGCTTCCGGCGTAAGGCTAGGCCCTACACCCTTGGCTTTGTAAATTTCATTACCATTATCGTCTATTAAAGCGCCACCAACCACATGACGACCTGGCTTAAATTGTTTTGTTTGTTCAAAATATTCTTTTGCCTCTGGATGAGCGCTTAAATATTCATAATTTTTTTGCTCTGGCGTTCTAGTGTCGCGCTCTTCCGGCGAAGCATGAAGGACGTTAATTTTACCGCTAGGATCTTTTTGAACTAGATTGCCGTAATCATCCATATAAGGCGCGGCATAGCGTTCTTCATTTTTAACCGCATCAGTATAAAGCTGCGTCAATATCTGCCTATTTTGTGGCGTGATACGCGGATCAGACATGGCGGCTAAGATTTGCTGCGCACGACTAGGCTGCGCTTGCGCTATTTGCGTTTGTGCGGTTTGCGGTTGTTGATCTTGTTTTCTAGCTTCGCGGCTTAAAAGAAAAGCCTGTGACGGACTATTGCTTGCAACCTGGACAGGGTCATTAGAGGCAACAGTTGAACCTTGACCGCCACCTATATCATGGCGAAGGCCGGCAATTCTATTATCCCATGACTTGGCAAACTGACCATATTTCTGTGGATTTGCTTTAATTAAACTATTTTGAAATTGTTGGCGTAATTCCAATAATTTTAAAGGATCGCCACCAGATTGCTGAATTAATTCTTGAGCTTTCCCAGGGCCAGCGATAACAGCAGTATCAAAAGCAACATGCGCCAATGCAGGATTTTTAGCTGCAAGAGCATCGCCATTAATTGTGTCCCAATATCTATTTTTATATAAATTTATAGCATCATTTTTAGAAAGATTAGCAATATTTACGTCAGGATTTGCTGCTTGATTAATCCCCATATTAGACGGGGTGCCATTTGTGTCTTTTGGCAGCAAACCGCCTTCAAATTGCAGCGTTCTATTAACAGCACCATTAAATCCGCCAACTCCAGGAGCAACATCGCCAGTTGGGCCGCTGCCGGTTTCCGGCGCTAGGCGAGGCGTTCCAAACACCTTGTTCATCAATGTAGAATTATAATCGTTATTTTCTTTTTCAGCGGCGTTAGCCATACCCTCATGCAAACCACCCATTAGCCCTTGAGCTAATCGAGCGACACCTTGCCAAGGAGATCGAATTGCAGACGTATCCGAGCCTTGCTGAATAAGAGCGTCAGCTAATGCGCGTTTGCGCTTAATAGCATCATCAGAAAGATAGCTTGCTGATGGATCTTCTTGAAGGGTTGGTGCAAAAGCCATTATAATACCTTATGCCATCAACATAGGAAGCAATTTAGCGCCAGCCACCATTCCTGCGCCTTGCCCAACGCTACCGCCAAGACCAAATAAACCGCCCATAGCGGCGTTATTGCTTGCAAGCTGGTCTTGATAAGCCTGGTTTTGCTGACCGTAGACGCTGTTATAATTACCAGTTGTATCGACAGGTTGGACGCTTGCTGTCGGCGTTTGTGAGAGCCCTATTGACTGAATAGGCGCATTTACCGAGGTCTGACCGTTAAGCGAACCCAAGGCGCTAAATGGCGCATTATATTGCGTCGTAGCTGCATTATTTGCGGTATTATAAGCATTAAGAAACATATTATTATAAGCGTTGCTTTTTGCTGTGTTAAAATCACGACTAGCATTATCATAAGCCACAGAACCAGGAACGACGCCTCTATCGGCCATTGACTGGTCAAAATCATTTTGGTTTTGTTTCCACTGTGGATCAAGCGTCTGGCTATCAATTTGCGCAATACGATTTGCATTTGCGCCGTAGCTTAAATCCAACGGCGTTGTCATATTAGACATATTGTTATTTAAAAACTGACCTACGCCGTTTGAAATAGCCTGCGTATTGCCTTCATTGCTATTTAATATGTTTTGTAAAGGCGCAGATAGTGATTGATTAGCTGAATAGCCACCAGGGGCGTTAGGGTCAGCGGTATAAGTCAACGAGCCATATGGCGTTGACTGATTAATCATGTTGCCCTTGCGGGTCGCATCAGCCGCTTGCTGGCTTGCTTGCTGCTGCTGATTGTTAAGAACAGAAGCAGTCATTAACGCCGTGGCTGGATTAGGAGCTTGCGGGCTATTCATTTACGTTTCACCAGTTTTTGCTCTTTGGCTAACATGCCAAACATGATTGCGTCTTCGCCGCCAAAATATTCCCTAGCGACGCCTTCAAATTTAAATCCGACATTCAGCATGGCTTTTATAGCGCGCTGATTTGATATTCTTGTCCGAGCCGTCATGCGATTGCAGCCAAGATCAAAAAACGCAATTAGAGCTATAAATCGAGCAATTGATATTGTTACCCGTTCTTCACAGGCAATCGTTAGCTCGACATTGTCGCCAGTAAAGCCGTTGTAAACAAAAGCTCCGACAGTATCATTGAGCTTATTTGCTATAACGTAGCCACAAAACGGCAAAGATAGATTAATATTTAAAGCGTTATCTATATATGCTTTTGCCTTGGCGTCCGACCGATAGGCGTTAAGCAATAATCTCACCTTCTTCAAACAATATGTCAGTTCTCATATGCCGTATATCTGGCGTTACCGAAGAAGATGACAGCGTGACTTGTATAATTGGCGCAAATACCGTTCCAAAGCCTGTAACCGTTTGCCAATAGTTTTGCGTAGCAAGCTGGTTAGGCCAAGGGTTTGTGTCCCAAACAGCACTATCCCAATTAGACACGGATGACACAGGGACAATCGACGCCGGCGCGTTAGGAATTGTTATGTCAAAGTCTACGTTTGCCGTTACCTGTAATTGCTGACTAAAGTTAGAAGCAATATATGGATGCACCATTCTCATTTGCTTATGAGAAACAGTGTCATTAAGGCCATGAAACGAATGAAATATTATAGATGTGTAGTTATTTCCAGGCGACGTTATTGTTGACAAGCTATCGGCGCTATCAGCAGCGCCAACCTCTGCCTGCATAACACGACCGTCAGATGTCCCGTAATACAACCCGTTGTTATAAACAGCGAAGCAATTCGCATCCCAACCAACATATTGCGACCATGCGCCCGTTCGAGCATTTACGATAAATTGCGTATTATCTTGGCTTGATTGCTTTGGTAAATTAATAATACCCATGCTTTCAAGCGGCCATAGCTGGATTTGCCAGCCAGTTAAGCCAGTTCGAGCAATAACGGCAGAACGCCAAGCTGGAGCAATTGGCAAAGTAATTGCCACGTTTTGCAAAGCAATTTGATCCAATGTCTGCACTTTAGACATAGGAACAATGCCGTCTTCTGTCATAATCATTAAATCGCCACCAGCCTTTGAGAAGCAACGCGCTCCTAATGGCCGTGAGATTTTATAAGTGCCTTTTAATGTCCAAACCGACGGATCAGAGCCGTCATACATAACCACCTCGCCTTCAGACGAAATGGCAACAAATGCCTCGTAAATACCGCTTGTGCTATCAATAGACCAAGATGCTGTGGCGACAATATAACCACCAAGCCTAAATACGCCCTGCATCGGAAATACAGTAGCAGCGCCGCCGATCGCATTAACGGCCAAATACCAAATATTCAGACTATTCTTTTCGACAAAATACAGTCTATTTTTAAATATATTAACATTTGTAAATAATGGCGTCGTGCCTGTGATCGGGCTTATGCCAGTGATTAATGGCGACTGATATACAGTAAAACTAACACCGCTGGCTGTAGCTGTCGCTGCGTTAGAAATTGTTATTTGAGCGCCAGGGCCGACCGCTGTAATTGTTGTTCCAGACGGTATGCCAGAGCCTGTAATATATTGACCGACAATCAGATTTGTCGTGCTGGAAAGGCCGTCTATTAGCGTATTACTATGAGTGCCGCCAACAACGCTAAATGTTCTATTCCATCCCGTTCCATCAAATAGTTGAACAGAATTAACGCCATTAACAGCAACCAGATAACTGCCGCCCAAGCCTTGAAATTGCACATATTGCATATATGCGCTTGTAGACAGGCCAGACACCATTGCAGAGCTAACTGCGCCAGTGCTTGTGACATCGTAAATATTGCCATTACAAACCGCAAACATCTTTGATGTAGCGGCGTTTTGCCAAGGCATAATTGTATTAACGACATTGTTAGGCATGTTTACGGCCCAAGCCTGCGAGCCGCGCCTAACGCGAATATAATCTAATTGCGGAAATACATTTTGTAATAAATACGCAGTTCCTGGCGGCGCTTCAGCCATGTTTGCGCCAACATACCACCCCTTTGTTGGAGCCGGCAATTGCACTGGTTGAGATATGCGGTTTTTACTGCCTTGCGCCTTATCTCGTATAGGCTGTAACCTCATGGCGGCGTGTAGCTTATTTGACCAGGCCAGAAATTATCTGGATTGATCGTGTAATCGCTAGTAGAAACAACGCGCTCATTATTTTGCTGACCGGCATTGCGATCAACCGACATTTCATAGGCGCGAAATTCTTCAGCGTAATCCAAACCTTTAGCGCGTTTCCAGCGCCATATTGCGCCTTTCATTATAATATCTTCGTCAATCTGCGCCGTATCGCTATCAGACGACCAAGCCATGATATAGTTGCCGGTTGAGGCTTGCTGTATCCATGCTTTGGTAAAATACCAAAATTGGACGACTTCGCCGGCAGCTAATGCAGGCCAAATTTCCATTTCACCATTAACAATGCGCCAAACGGGATAAGCAGGATATGCCGGCAGCGCTTTCATTTGATTAAGCCATTCATCGTTGACGGGGCCAATCAACGGAATAGTTGGACGCGCCAAGCTAATTAACGCGCCCATTGGGGATTTGTCTGAAGGGCAAAGGCGCATCCAATCGGAAGGAAGCGTCCATAATGTTGTTGCGCCATCACCCGTAATCAAAGACTGATTTTTTAGGTTATTCCAATCATATCGTTCTAGTAACTCTCTACCCGTATCTTGGGCAAAGGCCACAAGCTGCAAAACGCTTTGATCTGTAGACGTATATGCCTGTGCCGGCGTCGTCCCAAAATTGCAGCGTAATGCAGCGCCTTGGACAAGCGAGAGTAATGACATCAATCAGCCTTTGCAGGACGCCCAGGGCCGCGTTTAACAGCCTCTTTGTCCATTTCATCAATACGCTTTTCCAAGCGTTCTAATTGCTCACGAAGGCGCTCGTTTTCAGCAGCGAGCCTAGTAGCCGCAGCGCCGTCTTTGGCTTGCTCTAGCCATGCTTTGGCTTTCTCGCGCCATATGCGACCATCAGCGATACGATTAACATTCGTGTCAGCTATGTCTCGCAGGCTTTCGACCGAAAAAATGCCAGAGGCTTCAAATTCTGCAATCTGCACAGGCGACAGCAACGGCCATTGTTTTAACGGCGTTCCATCAATGTGCTTTTCTTGTCTTTTGGCTTTCCAGGCTTCATAAGCCGAAGGGAAACGCTCTTTGATGTTGCTATCAACTGGATGCACAGGCTGGTTAAACATATCGCCTGCAACAATTAATCTAACGCGCTCTTCTTCGCGGTAACGCGGAACGCCATCGCGTTCTGAAGCCGCTTGATCTTCTACTGGCTCAACAAAGAATATTGGCTGGACGCCTTTATTCATTTGAGCGTAATTGATGCCGCCAAAACCACCTTGAACTGTGGCGAATGGATCGCCAACACCGCCTAAATAATCGTCCATGTCATCCTCTGGCCGTTGAAAAGCCCATAAAAAAGGGGAGCAAAATGCCCCCCTCTTTGAGTTTATTACCTAACTATTAGTTAGTTTTATCAATAATCGGCCACCAAATTGCACCAATGGTGTAACCTGACGTTGTCATCGACACGCTTGTGCCGGTAGCAGACGCATTTGCAGAAAGCGTGATCGTATAAGCGCCTGGAACACCGTTGATTGAAACGATGGTGCCAGAAACGCCAGTGCCGCTGATTGCTTGGTTTGGATATACGCCAGATACGTTTGAAATGTTCGTCAATGTTGGCGAACCGTTCGTTGTATTTGCCGTAAACGAACAAGTCGTCCAGGTAATCGTTGTGCCAGTGTTTGTTGCAGTAGCCAGAGCAGAGCCACCAGACACGACGTTGCCGAGCGTGATGGTCGAGCCATTAATCGCAGCAATATAAGCGCCGGCAGAAATACCAGTGCCAGATACGCCCATACCGATCTCAAGACCTTGGTTAGACGATACGCTGGTAAGCGTAGCTGACCCAGAAGTCGTGTTAGCGGTAAACGTGCCGCTCGTCGCGCCAAAGTAAAGACCCTGTAGAGCCTTTGACGATACTGTCGCAGTTGCAGGAACTTTAACCTGGCTCGCCGTCG